CCTTGATTATTAATAATCAATTTGAAGCCCATTAAATAGGCTTCTTTTTTTTTGGTTCTTTTAGATTTACTTAACTTTCGAGGGGGTAGCATGGGCTTTCCGCATTAAATCAACAAACATTTCATCATCATCTTTATTTGTTTTTAATTTAGTCATTGGTTTATCGCCCTTCTTATATATTTCTACAGTTTTAACTCTAATAGGATTGGTCATAAAAGTAGGAAGTCTTAGATTGTTATAACTTTTAACCATAAAGAATCCATCATCTGCTATACCAAATGTTTGAATATTCTTTATATCCATATCAGGAGAACCCACTAAACATAATCGCATATGATAGACAGTAGGTTTACCTTCAACAGGCTTTCCCTTCATGGAAAAGACTTTACTTTTTTCATCCATTTTTAACTACAATTGTTTTTATCTAAATCAATTGGTTTACCATCACTATAAAACCAAACCCAACTAGAAATTTTTGTACCCTCTTGTGTATAGGCACATTTTTTTCCAATTGAACAGGCACTTAAAGCAAATAGCAAAGCTAATACTAAAAATAATTTATTCATAATTTATTTCTCTCTTATAATACTTTTTCGTAAAGCTCTTATAAGTTCTTCAACTTTATCTATAATAGCAATTAAAGATTTATCTTTTATAAATCTTTGGTCTGCTTTTAATTCATCATACTCTCTTAATGGAATTGTTACAGTTCTTTGTGAAGTAATTTCATCTTCATAAGTAGATGCTGTAGCTCTATCTTGTTCTTCATTCATTATTTTTTATAGCACTTTCTATCTTAGAAGATACAAAACTAGGTTCAGTTCTCACCTCACCTATTACTCCTCCTTGTCCATCATCATCTATTAAACTATCCACACTTGTTGTATGAATTTCATTTAACTTTTCATTGTTTCTAGTTATCTTCTTCTTTAGGTGTTCTTTAAGTTCACCTATTCTTATGTATAACATTTTATCTATGTGAGGAGTAATTCCATACATAGGTAAATCGTTAAGAGCAGAAATTATTCTACGAAAACCTCTTGCTCTTTTTTCTAATTGAGTTATAGTACTCTCATTAATCATCATAGTCCCTTTCCAATATCATTTCTAAATAGTGTATTGCCTTTTCTATATCCTTCTTCTTTCCTTTTTTTTGATGTCTGCATATATACTTAATCGCATTCCCTTCTGCAAACAAAATTTTATTTTCATTAATAAATTCTGCAGGTTGAATCTTCATAGAGTTATAATGATTTCCATCTACCTGCTTACTTAATGAATCATATGTCGTATCTTTAAACATTCCTTTGTCTGTCATTACATAGCAATAGGACCTTCTTTAGCCATCCTTGCTCTCCTTTTATCTCTTTCTGTGGGTTCTAAGCTATCATTTAAATCATCTATAGTCCAATGAGGATTCTTTTTTAATTTTTTAACTATCCATTTATAAGACCAAGGTTGTAAACGTAATGTAGTTCCTTGCCAATAATGAGTTTGATTCGGTAATAATTTAAATACATTCTTAACATTAACTTTCTTTTGTTCATCAGGATTTAATAATCCTTTAAGCCATTCAACCATAATATGTTTAGCTTTGTTTCTTATCTTACTCATTTGTTTAGTGTTCATTTCTTTTTCTTTTTCTTATAAGTATATTTATAATCTTTAATAAAATAAATTATAAATCCTACAATAAAACTTATTAATATTAATCCTCCTACAGCTTTAATTATTAATAACATTTATTCAGTCTCCATCATAGGAGCATTAACAATAGGTTCTAATTCATTCTGTAGTTTCTCTGATACAGAAAGATTTTTACCATTACTTCCCATATTATAAAATGTATACTTAACAGTTAGTTCTTCCCATGCCTTTATATCTCTTATAGCAATTAAATTATATTTACTATAATTTGTATCTAGAGATTTTGCTTTCTCACAATTAGGTTTATCTGAATGATTTATAAAACCTCCTAAAGGTGTGCGTATTAATTCATCTTTAATTTTATAATGACTCACACCAAAATTAACACCCTTTGGTGCAAACAATTTAGTAAACAATCCTAACCCTTGTATCTTACTCTTAGCAATTGTAAGGTTAATACATTCATTATCAGGTAATGGTTTATACAACTTTTCTTTTTCCATATGTTTTTAATTCTTCTGAAAAGTTTTTAGTTATCTCTTCAACATTAGGTTGTCTATTTACTTCAGCTAAATAAACATATCTATTAGAATATTTAAATACTCTTAATCCTTTTCCATCATTAGCATCTTGATAACATTCCCATTTATGTGCACAAAACTGACAACCAATAGGTAAAGATTTGTTACCACCTTTTGTTTCTGATAATTGATAACACCTATCAGGTGGTGAATTTCTTTTTAATGTATCTTGTAAAGTTTTAATTAAATTTGGAACATTTGGTTTAGCTAACTCATCAGGTTTATAGAAACAAACATCTCCACTTGATTTATCCATAACCAAAAAGCCACCCTTGTTAGTACCCATACCTGTTTCATATCCTGATAACTGGGCATGATAACCAAATGGGTCATCTCCAACTAACTCTCCAGTCTTAAACTTTTTAAAACTAAATGATGAAGCTGACTTAACATCACATACTTCACCATCTACTGTCGCATCTATATGTCCTTTAATATTATCTATCTCTACTTTCTTTTGTTGGTCTGCTATCTTATGTCCAGTTAATTCTGCTAGATATAATAATAAATGTTCTAAGATATGTCCATATAAAAATTTAATATTTAAACTAGCATCATAAGATTTAGTTTTCTTCGGACTAAATCTATCATACCATAATTGTCTAGGTGGTTTACCTAGTACTGACATTCTTAACTTCCCATCTTTTTCTCTAACAGGATTGTTCCATGAATTAAAAGCTTCCTTAATATTAAGGAGAAACCTATCCATGTTTTCTTCTGTGACGTTAGCAGGTTTACCATTTGATATTCCAGCGACTAAAGTTTTAATATCAGTAGCTATAGTATCAATGCGTTTCTGCCCAGTTGTTTCCGATTTTATATTTTCCATCTAAGGGACACCTTATTTTTAATTCCTTTCCTGCATCTATAATTGCTTGTACTCCAAGCTTTCCAAATTCTTCAGCTCGGCTTTCTTCTACTTCATATTGGAACTCATCATGCACATTCACAATTGGAACTGCTTTCATTCGCTTACTTCTAACATATTCCTCTACCAATGTCAACGCTTTCTTCATAACACACGCACCAGCACCCTGTAATAGGGTGTTTAACGCAGCGTGGGGGTGTCTTATGAGGATTTTTCTTTGGTCGAGACCTCTGAGCCATCTTTTTTTAGCCACTCCATCCACTCTTTCTCGTAGTCGTTTAAAACTTGGTGTAGCTCTAAGAAATTTTTCTTTAACTCTTTCTCCATCTCTTTCAGACCTTTTGATGATACTTCCGATTTTTTTTGAACCTGCTCCATAAATGAGTGCGTATATAAATGTCTTCGCCTCATCTCTTGACTCCAAGCCAGTCCTAATCTGATTTGTTGTGTGTATATCTCCATTAATGATTTCATGTGTATATTCCTTATCGTTCATGTAGTGTGCTAACATCCTCAACTCAAGTCCTGAAGCATCAACACCTACTAATTTATAACCTTTGTTTGCAATCCATAACTGCCTACATTCTTTTCCGTAAGGAGAGTACACAGCAGGAATCTGTGCCATGTTGGGCGACTGGTGTGACATTCTTCCAGTAATAGTACCATTGGTAATTACTTTGCCATGTACTCTTCCATCTTCTCTGATAGCTTCAATCCAAGAACTGACTTGAGCAATTCTTTTCTGAAGCATGAGAAATTTATTAATAAGTCTTGCTTCAGGAATATTTTTAATTTCTGACAAAACTTTTTCATCTACAATAGTATGTTTCTTTTCTGTAAACTTCTTAGGTTTCCATCCCAACATAACTAATCGTTCAGCTATTTGTTGACGTGAACCTAAATTAAATTCTTTATATTTAACCTTTATAAAAGGTACTCCCTTAACATATCCTCTAGATTTATTATTTGATTTAGGAATAAATTCTGTTTCTATTTTTAATGGAGGAAAAGTTTTTCTTACGATAGTTTGAAGCTCATTCATATCTTCTTGAAACTTAGCTTGTAACATATGAGCACCTACAACATCTATCATAAATCCTTTTTTATGTTGTCGTTGAATAATCTTGGCAACTTTATGTTCTAACTCAATAGACTCTCCAAAATCTTCCATCTTTCTACCAAGAAATTTATATAACTTCTCTGTTAAATCAACATCATTCCTACAATACTTTAACATCTCTTCACTAAAATAATCAAAGTTATTAAATTCAATTTTCTTTTTATAAAGTTTTTCACCCCAGTTTTTTAATGAGTGTCCACCCTCTAGCATAGGGTTAAGTAATCTAGATAAAACTAATGTATCAGTTATCTTACAATTTTTAAATATATCATATCCAAAAAATTTATTTAATACTGGTATATCAAATCCAATAATGTTATGTCCTATAACTTCTTTAGTTTGTTTTAAAAAATCTACAAACCTATGTACTCTATCTTCTTTAAATTGATAATAAGTATTATTATGTTTACAAACAATGCACCAAATTTTATCTACGTTAAGAGTTGTTTCAATATCAAATATTACTTTATCAAAAGTCACTTGATGTTACCTCTGCTAATCTGCCAGTATCCATATCATATTTTAAATCACAACAAGGTCCAGTTATTCCTGAAAATCTATTCTTTAATACTCTCACCCTTGTCGTATGTCTAATCTCAGGGTCACTATTCTGAGCATCTCGTTCTAATCCTATGACCATATCACTTAGCTGACCTATAGAAGCACTCCCTCTTAGCTGTGAGAGAGACGTAGAGGCACCTTCTTCGTGTCCTTTACCATCAGGTCTCCTTAAATGTGATACTACTATCATAGCCACCCCAGTCTCTTGTACAAGAGTTCTAAGTCTCGTCATGATTTCATCTAATGCTCTTCTCTCATCTCCATGTGACTGGTCTGATACTATAATACTAACATGGTCTATGACAATATATTTACAATCTAATCCTTTAGCTAAATATCTTACTCTTGAAATTATATTATCAATAGTGTTAGAACCAAAATGGTCAAACATAAATACTCTACCACTACCTATAGTATCATCAAAATATTTTTTCAATTGTGGTTTAGCAACATGAACATCAGGTAAATGTAATCGTTGATTTGCTTCGATACTCATTATACCTTTAGAAGTAATGACTGGAGTTTCTTCCAACATTAATAAACCAAGATTATCTTTTGTCTCTTTTATTAAATGATGGATTAATTCTCTAACTACTTGGGTCTTACCTAACCCACTACCTGCAGTAAAGGTAACTAATTCAGAAGCTCTCAACCCATATGTCATCTTATTCAATCCCTCAAAAGGATACTGAACAAATGATTGTAAAGTTGGTTTACTTATTTCATCAAATAAAATGTTAGCATTAATGATACCATCAGGAGCAAAAACTTTTGCATCCCAAAATGCTTTAGTATAAGTTTGAATTTTATTTTTAGTTAAACAATCTGACGCATCTTTAAATTCAGGAGGAAGATGCATAACCTTACATTTTCCTGGGCTGAATAACTCAGCTACTTTTAATGCACCCTCTATTCCATGCTTGTCGTTATCAAAATTAATAATGACATTTTGAAATTGTTCTAACCATTCAAGACTATTTTTAATATCTTTAACTGCAGAAGCTATGCCATGCTTAATACTTACGACTGGTGTATCATACTTGTCACTTGTTTTAAACATTTGATAAGCAGATAAACAATCTATCTCACCTTCAGTAACTATAATAAATTTATTTTTAGAGAATAAATGTTCTCCAAATAATCCTGCTTGATAGGTGTTACCCTGTACACTAAATTCTTTTGACTTCGTATACCTAGTTTTTGTTGCAATCTTTGAACCTTGTTTATCATGGTAAGGATAATAATGATTTGTTATATTACCCATGCTATCTGTCTTAACAGATACACCATATTTTTTACAAGTTCTTTCTGATATATTTCTATCTACTATTTCTACAAAGTCTGATTTACTCACAGATAAATCTTTATATTCCTGTTTACCATTTGTTATCGGTTGTGTTTCCATATCATATTCCTTTATATATTGTTGACATGAAAAACAATAAGCCGAACTATCTGCATTAACAGAAACCGCATCACTACTTTTACATAGTGGACATGGTAGATGATACTTTACAAATCCTTTTTTATTTATTTCCATTGTCGCCCTCATAATTAATTTCTAAAAAAAAAGGAGAGCCAACCTGTTACCAAGCTGACCCTCCTGTAGGAGTAGAAAATGAGTCATGTATTATGACTGTTAATGTTGTATCAAAAATCTTCTTTGATGTCAACACCATTAGAAGATTTTTTTTCTATATTAAAATCTTCATTGGGAGTAAATTCCACTAAATCCAGTACCTGTACAGCTTGTAAATCTAAACCTTTGCCCTTCTTACCTTTAAAATTCCAGTCATAAGATTTATACATTACTTTTACTTTACTGCCATTACCGACTATTTTATCAATAGGTTTCTTTTCAGCATCCACTAATTGTGGTTGTTGGTTCTTATCTCCATTTGCTTTAGAAACTTTTCTTTTAAATCTAAGAATATTACTTACTACTTTGTCATCAGATTTTGTTTCTCCGACTGCAAAGCCATTAGTTTTAAAAGTACTTGCAGTTGCATCATCAACTGCTAAATCAATTCTCCACATAGGTTCAAACTTTTCGTTTGGTCTTATCAGAGAAGCCCAGTATGCTGTGCCTTCAATTATTGCCATATGTTTTTTCCTTTTCTATTTATATTTTTATATCGCATACCATCTTGTATCAGTTTTAATCCTCTGTGTCAACACTAAGGTCATCTTTTTTTTCTAATACCTCATCTATTTTTTCATTAATTATCCTCTTAAAAGTGGCTTTTTTACTAGCTTTTTCCTCTAGTGCATGAATTTTTTTACCCATAGAGTGTACATCTAAATTAGATTGTTCTAATTTAATTAAGATTTGTTTAATCTTAGAATCTTTTTGAGAAATTAATTTAATAGCATCATCTTTCTCTTGAGTTAAATCTGCAATCTGATGTTTTAATTCTGTAACTAATTCTTTATCACTCATATATTATTGACAACTCTCACATTCATTATTACTATCTACAACTACATCCTTCTTACACATACAAGCACTACAAGGACATACTCCAAGCATATCTGAATGCTCTTGTAAAGAACAATGACACCTACAATTACAACTTAAACATCTATTAATATCGCCCATGATAACTCCTACTAATTAATTTTTTCTTCTTTTCTTTTTTTTATTTTTTATTCTTTCTCTTGTAATTTTTCTTTTCTTTACTTCAATTGGTTTTTGTAGTAGATATATAAATAAGTATACCAAAACAAATACCAGTATAACCATAGATACTGCTAAGAAAAATGATAGATAACAAATTTGAAACACCTCTGCTACTAACACAAGTCTTTCCTTTTTAGTACTGGCTAATATAATACTTACATCAGGTTCATATGTTGCCCATTGTTCTACTGAAGCTATGGTCACAACTTCAGGCATTGGTTCATCAAAGTCATGTAGAATTTTATTAGTCACTAAAGATTTTAATTCTTTAGCTTTTACTAGATACTCATATGCATGAGTTTTAATATCTTTCTTTGTCGTTAATGTAGTTGTAAAGTCTATGCCACTATAAACTTTAGCATAAGCATTATTACTTATTGCTAGACTTGAACCACTAGATAACAATGCAAACTCACTACATCCAGTTAATAATAATAAACCAACTATTAATCCTAAACATTTTTTAATCATAATAATCTATTCCTATGTAATTGACCCACCCATACGTGTTCTTGTTGTTTATCTTTATCTAATTTTTCAAAACAATCTTGACATATCTTACAATTTCTATCGTGGATATACCTTCGCATAGTGCCACCATTTTCCTGTCTATCGCAGGTTCTACAAATATCTTTGAAGTTAGTTCCTCCATCCATCATACCCATAATTATACTCCAACAATTATAATATAAACTAACACACTAATGACTACTGAAATACTTACTACACCTGCACCTGTATATATTTTATTCATTGTCTCTCCTTTATAATTCATAACACTTCTCTGTAAATAATTCTTTAATAGGTATGACTACACATTTAGATGCTCTGTAATCTCCTATCTGTTTTGTATGTGTCTTCTTGTATTTGTTTACTATTTTTTTTAATCTTGATACTCTAAAGACTAACATACAATGTTCTTTACCATTCAGTTCTAGTATTTGAAACCACCATTTAGCTTCTGTCTTCTCTATACCACTTGGCTTACCTCTAAATTCATACTCAACAGCAATATTCCCTGTCTTTCTCCACCAACTACGTTCTGTTTTAACTTCTACTTTACCGCCCTTAAATAAGTCGGCTACTCTCTTCTCTCTTATCTGACCATACTTTAAATCAATATCAAACTTTGCTGTTTTATTTAAATCTCCCATAAATTCTTAATGAAAACTACACAAGTAATGTGTGAGAAACTTATTTAAATTTTTATGTTCAAACAGTTTTTTTGTTTTAGCTTTTGATAATTTATTAAAGGTTTTAACTATGAACGAGGGTTCAAAGTCGGAGAGTTCGCATACCTCACAGAAGTGGGTATCATTTATACTAAACCAAGCGTTTGCATCTTGGACTATCTTCGTTCTATGTTTACCCCATGCGTGTATATCTACATCAAGGGCATCCATAATGGCTCGGACTATAACACTACGCCACATAAGTATAGGGGGTGTTATTGCTCTGCCTTCACCACTACCTCCAAAGAGGGAGGGTGCATTTCTATTTTGTATCATACTTCATTTCGTTGTCTAAGTATTTAGCAAGTAGTTTAGGTTTCTTACTCTTTACAATCCTTGAGTGAAACTCTCTTTGTTTCAATATTCTCGCCATTGGATTTCTTGATTTTATTATTGTAGGTTTTTTCATCAATTTCCTCAACAGTATTTCTTTGAAACTTTACTTCTTTGCCAACGATATTAGAATAAGGACTCCAGTTTAAATTTTCTTTAGCTTGGGGTAGTAATGTTCCTGAATTGTAATAGTCTTCGATACACATATCTACATTCACCCAAGATTTTTTCATAAAGAATTTATTTGCCATAGTCCTATCCAACAAAATGTTGTTTAATATAATTAGAAATTATACCCAAATATTTATGGGTAACTCTTCCTATTATACTCCTCAAATACTGGTATAGGTACACCTGAAATAAATAAAAATTCCTCAACAATATCAATAACTTAGACCTCCTTTCAACCATAAGTTGTGTTTAATTAATACAGTACTTTCCTTTGATAATAAAGGGCTTTGTTTTGTAGGTTCGGTCTATCTCCAGTACCCTTAAAGATAAATATTTCTTAAGTATCCTACATATTACTCCTGATTTTATATCAGGAAACTTATTTCTTAATGCTTTGATTAAGTTTTTCTTTTTGTAATTATCTTTGCCTATTAAATTAAATATCTCATCTTTAATTTGAGATTTAATTCCATTAACCTTTGCATTAGGAAAATGTTTTTGATAAAGATTATACAACCATTCAGAATTTGTATCTGAAAAATCTGTACAAGTCTTATTCAAATAACTAGGACAAACATATGCTTGGGATTTTTCCAACCATACATGACCTTCTTCATTTGTTTTCATTAAGCTACCTCCTTTATTATTTTAATGGCTCTATGACGTGAAGGATATTTTTTAATATATCCTTTCCATTCAATAGCACCTAACATATTATGCACACCACTCTTTGATTTGATATTCATATAACCTTTCATCTCTTCAAACGTGGGCATATACTCATGCTCTTTAAAATAATTCTTTAAATATTTATATAACTTTAATTGTTTTGGTGTTAGCATATTTTTCTCCAACCATCTATAATTACTTCCCATTTTATTTAATTAGTGATAGTATAATAAAGACACTAATAAAAAATACTATATAAAATAATATTAATAATAATTTTTCTTTCATCTTTATTTAATCCCAGTATAAAGGTTTCCACCATTCACCATACCAATGTTTAAATTGTGCAGGATGTCTACCTTTAATGAAGATAAACCAAAAACCTTTTAGTAATTCTTTAATAGCTTTTAGTTTTTTAATCTTCATTTATCTTTGTATTTTATTATACAACCTCCCAATTTC